TCCTCGTTAGAGTCTGGCGAGAAGATGCCGCGGATCGTCGTTCCTGAGTCGTCGGTGAAAGCGCGAAGGTCCGTAGACGCTGCCCAGTTTGTGAGCGCAGCCGCGGCGTCGTCTTCGACGGCGACCTTGACCCAATCCACGTCCTCGAACGAGGCAGACCCGTTGTAGGAATAGCCCACCCCGAAGGTCGTGCCGCGCAGGGGCTCGGTGACGAAGTGCCTGCGCTCACCCACGATTGCGACCACGGTTTGAACCGGGGTCGGCGTCAGGCTCGCCGCGCTCTCGTTCGCCGCAATCGCAGTCCACACAATCGTGCGACCAACCGGCATAATCCGCAGGGGCTCCACCGACGCCGTGACGGTGTTGGCGAACGGCCCGGCGGACGGGTCAGCGACGGATGTGGCGGTGGGCGCATAGTACAGGTAGACCACACGCATCGCCCCGGACGGGGCGGTCGCCGGCAGGGTGACCTCGAAGTCAAGAATGGCGATCTTGCTCGCGTATGTCCACGTTGCCCGTTCGTGTGGGATGAGCGACCCGCCGCCGTCCGCGAGGCGAATATCGTAGCCGTTCGACTGCACGAGGTTCCAGAAGTCCTCGGCGTCCGGGCCGATTGTGACCCGCGCGACGACTGCCGCACCGCCTGGGGTTGCGCCCGACGTGTCGCAAGTGATCGCCACGCGGGCGGTGTATTGCGCACCAGTCGAGCTTGTGATCCAAGACATTAGGGCACGCTCTTCCACTGCCATATGACAGTGACTATGCAGGTCGCGAGGTTTCCGGGCAGGCCCAAATCAGCCGCGCCCGAGGGCAGGGTCAGGTCCGACACCCGCACGTCCCGGACGGTCGCGCTGAGCGTCCGGTCGGCGATTAGCGTGGTGCGGAGGTCCTGCCAAAGCGCAAGCGTGGCCGCATCGCGCGCATAGGGCGTGTCTGCCGTCGCCGGTGCGCTCAGTCGGAGCTCGAACGGCAGGGCGACGCTATCGCTGCGCAGGTTGCCACCCGCGGTGTCGAGATTGGCCGAAATGGCGCGCCAGACGATGCACTTGCCAGATACCGGCGGATTGGCGCCGACACCGTACACCACCGACGCCGACGAAAGCCCGGACACGGCCTGTAGCCGTGTCTGGAGGGCGGTGATCACGTCGGTAATCGTGGTGAGGGAGTCGCTCATGCGCCTATCTCGGTCTTGAGGTACTTCGCGAACTGCGCGGGGAGTCGGTCTGCGGCGACCTGCGCGCCGGGGCGGAGGAAGGGGCGGGCGGCGCGCGGGCGCAGGCTGCGCACCAGCTTATACCACGGCCTGCCGCTTGGCTTGTGGATGAGGAACGCGCTTTGCCCGTCCTTGCTGCGCTGGACGTAGAACAGACCCGCACCGCTCGCCCTCAGAGGGGTCGGGTATCGGTCGACGCCCGCGCCTGTCAGGGCCGCGGGTAGGGGGATGCGGAAGAATTTTGCGTTCTTCGGCTTTGCGGCGCCCTTGAAACCGTACTCGATGGACCCCGCATAGACCACTTCGGCCGATCCTGAGACCCGGCCGCCCGCCCTCACCACGGCCTCAGGGCCATGTGCACCCTGCCGGACGAGGCCTGAGATCGACCGGGCCAGATGCCCCGACCGGACCGGCGCGCGCCCCTTGGCCTCGCCCTCGCCGATCAGCGCGGTCGCCGTCATCGCCCGACCGATAGCCCGCGCCACGCCGGCTTGACCGACGGCGCGCAGCTTCGCGGCGAACTGCTCGGGGGTCATCACAGCACCGGGATGCGGTAGGGGGCGACGATCTGCGCGACCGCCGCTGGGATCGTCTCGTCTCGGAGGCTGACAGACACCCCAGCCTCGGACACCGACGACTGACCCTGCGACCGGCGCAAGGTGAACAGGTGCCGCGCCTGCATGGCGACGGCTTGCTCGAGGTCATCGGGCAGCGTCGACCACCCTGCGGTGACCGTCGCCTTGACCCCGCGCCGAACCAACGTGACCGGGTTCTTGTTGGGCAGAATGTCGAAAGCGACCATCAGCGCGTCGGTTTCGTAGTCTGCGCTGTCCACCAGGGTATCGGAGCCGAAGGCCCGAAGCTCATCCGAATGGAGCGACGTCCACGCGGTGACGTTGTGAACCCGCAGGAGCACGCGCATCCCGTCATGCGCGACGTGCAAGTCCGGCTCGCGGAGGATGTAGGCCGTCGACCCGAGGGTGTAGGCCCCCGACGACGGGCGCGCCATGCCGCACCACTGCGCAATCTGCGCGTCGGCGACGTCAATCAGGGCCTCGATCGTCGTATCCTCACCCGTGCCGGTGAGGTCCGGCATCAGAGTGCGCACGCGCGCGGCGGTGATCACAGGCATCAGCGGCCCCCGGTGAGGTCAGGATCGGTCGGCTCGGCGGGCGGGTCTGCGTCCGGAGCGACCTGCGCGCCGGGCAGGGTGACCATACGGCGGGTGCGGTACGGCAGACCGCCCACGGCCCGCCCCGTGGCCGCAGAGGCTCGGGGCAGGGCGCGGGCGAGGGCAGGGCCAGCCAAGGGCGCGGGCGCGTCCTCGGCGGCCTCTGGCGAGGGCACAGCGGGCACCCCAGCCGCGGCCGGGGCTACGGTCGGGGTGCCGCGCATCAGCCGCGCATCTCAGCACAGCGGAGCGACACAAGGCCGCTCATGACCGCGCCGGTCCCGGCGTAGGTCTTCGTCACGCTGACAGTCTCCCCGGCGTCGACCTCAAGATCGGCGCCCGACCCGGAGAGGGTCAGGGTGTAGACGGTGCCCGCCGCGAGGTTGCCTTGGGCGAGGTCCGTGGTCAGGGCGGCGATGGTGGTCGCGCCCGCCTTGATCGTGATGACGCCGTTGTTGGTATCGTCGGCGGTCACGGCGGTGTCGGGCACGAAGTACACGGACGCGACCACAACCTTGACAGGCTGGGCGTTGACACCGTAGCGCGCGACTTCGTTTGCGCCGGCCGCGGCGCTGCCGATTTTCGGGCAGTCGATTTGGTGGAACACGGGAGCGGACATTGGGCACCTCGGAGGGGTGAGAGAGGCGGAGGGGTGCCCCTACCGGCGGAACCGTCAAGCCCCGCCGGTAGGGGAGGCGTTCAGCTCGCGTCGTAGCCGACCACGACGTTGACGGTCGAGGCGGAGGTGAGCGCGGCGCTGTGGTCGGGGCTCTCCAGAGCGTACCGGCCCGAGGCGACCAGGGTCGAGGTGTTGTTCAGGATGTTCGTGTCGCTCTCGATGGTCAGGCCCTTGCGGGTGCCGACGACGTAGCGGTCCAGATCAACCATCACAATCGACTGCTTCGTGTTGTTGTTGGCAGTCGCCGAGTGCAGGCCGTCAGTGTGGAAGGCGCCGGTTTCCGCGCCGGTCCGGCCGAGCGGCCACGCCCGGACCACCGGCTTGCCGCCGATGGACAGGACTTGACCGGTGAGCACGGTCGCCTGCGGGCCGAACTTCTCCAGGCTCACCACCTCGGTGATCGTGCTGAAGCGGTTCAGGATGTTCTCGAAGCTCGCGAAGATCGCGACGCGGGCGGGGTTCTGACCCACGCCGCCGCTCATCTTGGCGTGCATACCCTGGATCTTGGCGAAGGTGTACGACGAGGCGAGGTCGCTCTTCGCGGTCGCGCCGATGTCGAAAGCCCGCGCCCGCAGGCCCAGGAAGGCCCGGCGGTGGTCGAGGGTGCCACCGACCGACGAACCGCCCGAGGGCGCGGCGACGGGGAACACGCCTTCAGGTGCCCACGCGGCGAGGCTGTCCTGGTGGGTCGCGGTGGTATCGCCGTTGATGATCGCGTCGAAGAGGGCGAGGGCCATACCCTCGGCCATCTGCGCGCGGAGCTCCGGCAGGAACGCGATGATCGCGTCGGCCTCGGCGTTCCGGTCGAACTGCACCGCGCACGCGAGGTCCTTGACGGTGTAGCTCAGGGCGCTGGTGCCCATCGCCGACAGGATGAAGTCGGCCGCGGCGGTCGCCGACGCCGCACCCTGGATGAACGGGCGGGGGCGAGCGGTGCCCAGCGGGCTCTTCATGTTCTTGTCGGTGATGCTCTTCTGGACGAAGAGGCCGACCGGGCTGTCCATGATCGCGGCTGCTGCGACGCGGAGCATCTCGGGGGCGAGGACTTCACCGGGGATGAGCTCGCTACCGTTGCCGGACGACACGCCGAACACGCGGGAGACAACCGAGTCACGGTCGGGCGCGAGGCCCATCCGGTACACGCGGTCAGCGATCCGGGCCACGATCTCGCCGTTGTGCTCGGCGTAGGCGCGGC